ACACCCATACCACTCTCAAGTCTTTGGAAATGGTCTTGTCTTACTATCCTACCAGCGTCATTAAGTTCTTTAGTGAGGTCTAACCTTAATTTTTTAAGGTCAAAGTTCATCTCTATTTTAGGTTTCATGACTCTTCTATAATCTTATTTGCAAACTTAGTACCTAATTGACCAGCTTTCTCTATTTCATCTATGTGTTCTTTAAGAAAAGCATCACCTAATGAAAGTAAATATCCTTCAGGGTCTTTTAATAATTCATCTAAATCAATAGCACCTAGTAGATTATCAGCGTTTTCTTCTATTACAGATTCTAACTTGTCTAGGTCTTCCATATACTTACGAATTAATTGTGCCAAGTTTCCTCAATCCCTCAAAGGTTGGTTGTGTAGGTTGTGTAGCTTCTACTGTTGCTCTTTGTTCTTCTCTTACTTCTCCTAACTTTTCATCTAACTCAGAATCAGTCATGTCAGGATTAAAGTATAATAGTAAGTCTTTCTGAGTCATTATGTTATTCTTAATCTTCCAGTCTAGCCAGTTTCTTTCTTCTTGTGGTGACATTGGAAAACTGACCTCCCCAAAGTCAACTGCATAGTCTTCAGATAAATTAATTACATTATGTGTTTCTAAAATCCTTCTGTCTATTTCATATCTTGAATGTTCCCACTCTCTAAAAACTCCTTCATCTGACTTTCTAGATTCAAGGTTTTCAATCTCCATAATCCTTAATGCTTCTCCACTAGGTACATTACCACCTGACTCACCCCATCTAATTCTTAACTGATTGTTTTCAGCTACTTGATTAGCCATAGCTTTTACACCTTCTATCATTTCTGTTAGACTGCCACTTGGAGACTTGTAATCAAAGGTTGCACCTTCAGGAATTATAATTGCATTATCTATTCCAGCTTTTAACCTTGATTGACCTTCATCAATTCCTGTAAATACTGGTTGTCCTAACTTTGACCTTATTCCTAGGGCTACCTCAGTCATGGCTATTGCTAAATGTAGAGAAACTCTAGTGACATCGTAAGAACTAGAAGAGAACTCAACTCTACTGATAGGGTTAATTTTATAAGGGTTTATCATGTCTTCAGACATAGCAAATCTTTCACCTTTTTGATTGAACTCAAAGTGCATACCTTGAACACCATCTCTTTCCTCAGACCAAAAAACAAACCTTTTATGATTGTCATGACTTTCTATTTCATATGAATACCCATAAGGTTCACTATCTGAAGTGTGATAATACTCCTGTACCATTGGGAGAACTTCATACTCTAGTCTCTGTTTTCTTTCATTGTACTTAGACTTCATCCAACAATGTCCTAGTAACCAAGATAACTCAGCAAATTCCTTAGTCTTAGAGTCTAATTTAAAAGATATGTCATCATACATTTCATTTCTTTCACCACCTATAAATCTTTTAGGAGGTTCTTTGTATAACATCATCCTAGCACGAGCAAAACGAGGAACACAAGAGGTAATGTAAGGAGGAACTTGACTAAGACTCTCAGATGCAAACCATTGTTCTAGGTGTGTGTCTAGGTTCTGATTGTAATAAAAGTCTAAACTCTCTAGTATATATGTATCTTCATTATCAATATAGTTTTCATGAGCATTAATAACACTCTGCATAACTACCATTTCAGAGAGTTCAGGGATGACCACTCTATTTACACTTCTTCCAAAATTATACATCTTCCATATTCCTCTTTATTTGTTAGTTCTCCCCAACTTTTATTATTATTACCAACTCCTAGTTGTTGCAAAAGCTTTTCTAATTGGAAACTTATATGCTAAACCATAAGAACAGGCGTCTAAAGCGTGAGTAAGGTTCATATCTGACTTATCTAGTCCACCTCTTCTATCTCTTTGACATTGTTCTAGGTCTTTAATTAAATGAACACATGATGGGTCAACAGTCATACTTATATTACCTTCAGCGTCTTTTAGTTTTCTATTTAAAATATTTAATCTATCTATATGACTAGGATGAGACTTCTTTGCTCTTATTATAAACCCATGTTCAGCTAATATATCATGGTCACTTCTTCTAGATGTTGTAGACCTATTCCTACCAGCGGGGTCAGGATAACACTCAATGTTAGGTGCAATCTTCTTCATCTCTATAGCAAGTTCTTCAGTATTACTATTCTTCAGTCTTATCTCATCAAAATAATGTACTGTACCATCTGAATACTCTGTTGCTAATGTAGCCGTGTTGAAATCTACGTTGTGGTCTACTCCCCACCATAACTTATTAGATAGTTCTTTAGCTTGTACTACATGAGTTTCTCTATCAAAGTTCCAAGCGGCTCTATTACCAGTTGATTCAAAAGAACCTTCAAACTCTTGTCTAAATATAGACTCATCCATTGTTCTCTTTGCTCTTTCTATCTCTTCCTTAGGTACAAACCCACCATCTATAGTTTTAAATTGCCAACTACTCCAGTCATCTTCTGATTGACCTTTAGAGTATAGGTCATACATAATATCGTAACCACTAGGAGTCCCAATAAATAAGACTTCTCCTTTAGTGGTTGCTAACATAGGCATAATGATTTCCTCCCACACATGAGGTTTAATATAAGCCATTTCATCCATCACACATTTTGTTAATGAAACACCTCTTAAATTATTCTCATTATCAGCACCCTTAACTGATAACTCTGCACCATTCTCAAAGATAACAGACATCTCAGTTTCATTTAACTTTGCACCAGTAAAGTTCCCAAACATTCTTCTGAGTATAGGGAATACTATCATGCGACCTTGTCTATATGTAGGAGTGACATAAAATCTTCTTTCATCAGGTTTAAAAGGGTCTTTGAGTAAGTACATTAAACTTAATATAGTCTTTCCCCATCTACGACCAGCAACAATAACCTTAAACCTAGATGGGTCGTTTAATATATCTCTCCTAGTCCTATTAACAGTCCATTCAATCATCATCTATTACCATGACTTGAATAGGTTCAGACTTGGTTGTCCTCTCTTGTCTTTCTAGTGCCTTACCTTCTAGTCTTTCAATAATAAACTGCATGGCTCTTAGGTCACCTCTTTCAGCTAATGAAAACAACTTAGACACTATGACTTCTCTTCTTTCCCTATCTCCACTCTTCTTAAAACTAAAGTCTTTAATTAAATCAGTATAGGCGTTTCTTCTACCATTAGGATTTCCCGACTCACCTTTCTTAAACCTTGTGTCAGGATTACCACTTACACCTTTTTTAAATCTACCATTAGGCGTCCTGTTTTCCTCCTGTTTGATACTCATCTAATCTATCTCCACTAAACCCATCATAAATGCCTTGTTTAATTTCATTATTAATTCAGCAATTTTATGTGAGTCAATTTCAAAGACATCAAATTCTAGTCTATAATTACCAGTAGTTTTAAGGTTGCGAATACCTACCAGTTCAGTAGTTATTGCAATTCCTTCCTTACTTTTTTCTTTTGACAATTTTTTTAGTCATCTTACGTTTCTTCTTTGGTTTCGCTTTACCAAAGCCGTAACCTTTACCTTTAGGCATAAGATACTCCTTGTTGTTGTTGGGTCTAATTTATATCATTTAGGAGGTTTAATAAAATACCTAAAACTACATTAAGGTTTGTACTTAAGTGGGTAATATGATGAATCCTTAAATCTCCTTATATAGTTTCTACACGCAGAAACACGAGTATAGTAAAGAATAGTATAGTAAAGGAAAGTAGAGAGAGTAAAAAAAAAGCCCTGATTTCTCAAGGCTCTTTTCTTTTAGGTTTATGTTAGTGTTATTTTATGTTAAGTCCAAATTTTCCAATCTTATTAACATTCTTAAGGTTTTTACTGTATTCTCTAACCACTTCTTTTATTTCCTCTTTGTATTCCTTCATAACTTTTTCTAATAAGTTTACTCGACATTCAGGAACTACATAAATTCCATCTTGTTGTATAGCTACTAATTGAACTCCTCCAATACCATTCCAACAAATAGAAAGACCTTTTCCTTTTCCAACTGTATCAGCTTTAGTGACAACTATAAAATCTAAGTCAAATATAAACCAATCACTTTTGTCCACACCGCTAGAAATTTTAAAGTTATGTTTATTATCTGCACTTATGCTTAGGTTTTTAATATACTTCATTTTACTACTCCTTATTTTGTTTTTATTCTTCATACCCAAAAAGCCCCATTTAAGGGGCTGATTGGATTCTGTTAGTGTTATTTTATTTTTTTAATAAGTTTTTAACATATTCTTTTTCTTCATCAGTTCTGTTTTCAACTTCCTTAACTTTTTCAGCCCATCCAACAGCACTCTCATATAAAGCATTAACATAATAATTAACAAACCACCATCTTGGCTTTTTCATATTTGTAAGTTTTAAAATTTGGTCATAGTGATATTGACCAGCAAAAAGACCAAGCGTAAAAAAACCTTTATCATAAGCCTCGTTGCCCCACTCTTTACACAATGTATAATTACCATTTGGATTAAATAAGTGGAATCGTGCAGTATTTATAGATGTCATA